TTATAAGATTATTTTTTTTCTGATTTATTTAAAGAATTTCTTACTGTTTGAGAAGACTTAAATATTTTTTCATCTTCTGCAGAAGCATCATAACAAAAATGAGTAAGTTCTATTGGTTGGTTAAAACTTAATAGAGTAAGACAATTGAGATCAGAATCACTCATTGTTATATGATTAACATAACAATGAGTTAAAATCTGAAACTTAACAATGTCCCACTTGGGCATTTTTACACGTTTCTGTACCTGGTTAACTAAAGCCATGATTACTTTTTCTTTAATGTTCTTTTAGTAGGTTCAGTAGTTTCTTCTTCTGGTCCTTCTTGCATTTCTGATGCTAACATAGCATACTGCATTTGAATATTAGTTCTTTTAAATCTTATTTCATCTATACTAGTTAGTAAACTTTCATATTTTAATTGAGCTTCTAAATAAGGTAAAGATTCAGTATAAAAAGAAAGCATTTGTTCCTTACGTTCTGTTAACTGTTCAGGAGTTAACTCTTGTTCTTGTTCTTGTTGATTTACATTTTCCATTGTTTATATTTTTAAAGTTTAAACAAATATACTATAAAAGTTTAAATAAAAAATATTTAAATAAAAAAAATCCAGATAAATTAAATTACCTGGATTATTATAGCTTAAATAAGAGTTTTATTTTTTAGTTTTAATAATCCCTCCTTTTTCTTGTTTTTTCTTAAGCATATTACTTACAGTTTTATTTGTAAGTTCTGCAATACCTAAACCAACTGCACCTGCCCCTGCTACTATTTTAGCTCCAAGACCTAATTTTTCTTCATTACTTCTAACTCTAAATGTTTTAGTTTTTCCACATTTAGGTCTTCTTCTACGTTTTGGCCAACCATCTACCATAACAGTCTCTATACAAGGGTCATCTGATGATCCTCCTGTTTCATAACTTTTCATAGATCTAATAATCTGATTTTTACTATCTTTCATAATTATCTATTTTTAATTGTCCAATTTAATATTGTTAGCATGTAAAATTCTCTAGAGATATCTATTTCTAAAGTAAATACATCTACTGAAGATAATCTAAATCTTATAGATATCTTATCCCATTGTTTTGTTGCTGATTTCCAGCTGTTTCTAAATTTCATAATTGTTTATTTAAATGGTAAATACTTAGTTGCTCCTCCAGCTTTTACAGCTTTAAGAATTTGTTTTCTTTGTTTACCTGTTGACTCATAAGATACATGGACCCAATCAGGATTTGCATCTGTTCCAAATTCCCAGATCATTTGATCAAAGTTTAAATTTTCTTTAATAAAATCAAAGATTTGTTTATTAGTAATACTTGTACCGTCCATGTCAATATCAATTGCTTCACCCTGGCAATGTTGTGATGACAAACTTCCCCCTACTGCAGTATTTAAGGCTTTGCTTCTGTAGCCAGATGAAATATGAATAGGAACTCCAAAGTGTTCTCTAATTGGTTGGAATACATTTTCAGCTAACTTCTTAAAGTTCTCAATGTGTTCAGGAGTTGGCATATTGCTAATTCCTTTTCTTTTAGCAGTCTCACTTCTTGTTACTTCTGCTAATGCTAAATTCTTACTTAATTGCATGTTTTTTATTTTTTTTGTTAAAATTTTTTATTATTTATCTGATTCTATTTCATCTTGATTGTTTGATTGGTTACTTGCAAATTGATATCCAAACACAACAAGGACAATGTTTTTAATTAGGTCAAATAAGTCATGTCTCATAGAATCATCCATTAGTTTAACATCCCAGCTTATTAACATATCAACTATAAAAACTCCTAAGAGTGCTGCTAATACCAATGCAACATATCTAGTTAGCCATTCTTTCTTTTTTAAGTGTTTAGGAATTTGATTATTAACATACCAAACTATACCCAAAATAAAACCTAATGATAAAATTACTCCTAGTACCATTAAAAATCCACCTGATGAATACATATTTTTATTTTATCTTATTTATATCATCTTTAATATCCTTAGCTCTTGCAAATAATAGTTTCATTGATTGCCATAGGTCTATCCCTTTTACTACTTTGTAGTTCTCATTGATAGACATCACCTCTATACTAGCTAGGACCAATGCTACAATTTTGGTGAGCATAAATGGTACACTGAAAAAAGTGAGGATAATATCATTTAGAATAAATTGGTCTATCAAAAAGAACATTATCACAGTAACCTCATAGAGTGCTAACTTGCTAATTATAGATGAGAGCTTTCTGCTAGTTATTTTTTCTTTTAATTTGTTAGCTTTCCAAATGCCTGTGATAGTATCAATGGCTATTAATACTCCAATCATTAGGAGTATTCCTGAAATTGGTAAAAAGAATGCAAAGCAAATAGATATTAAAGTCAAAAGTTCTTGTTGTATTGATATTAGTAATAATGATAATTGTGTTTTCATAATAAATAAAGTTTAATCAGCTTGTAACCAAAGTATACAAGTAGTATAAGAAATAATATTACTCCTAGTACAGCAAAGAAATTTACCCACCATGGAATGTATTTAATTTTTTCTGGTTTTAAAGTTTTAGTTACTACTTTAGTGTGGTATACATCATTGCCTTTAATAGTTCTATATATTGTTTGAACTCTAGCTTTAGATGTATATATGTTGTTTTGTAGTTTTGTTTGTAGGCTTATTAGCTTACCATCCTTATCTCTAAGGTCTCCATTTAGTTTAGATATAACATTACCTAATGAGTCGCAATAAAGTGTGTCTAATAAAGTTATTGTTTCTCCTGGGATTGTTATAGTAGTATCTTTAATTTTAATTACTGTTACTGTACTATCTTTCTGTACACATAATGGACAATACTTAGCTAGTCTTTTCTCAAGAGAACATGATAAAATTGAAATAAACAATAATAAATATATAATATATTTCATTTTATTTATTCTTATACAATGTTTAATACACTACCATTTTTCCAAACAGAACCAGTTGGTAAACCTGCTGCTGATACTGGAATGTTCATAATAGATAAATTGTTTACAAACGTTGTTATATCTCTATCTGTTGTAATATTAGAACCAACTATAAATGATTTATAATTTGATACTGTATTATTTAGACCACCTAAAATACCTGAATAATAAGCACTTGCAGTATTTTGATATCCTCCACTTACTATTGATGCATAACCACTTACAGTATTATTATAACCTCCACTTATTGTTGAATAATCACAACTTGCTGTATTTCTATGTCCCCCACTAATTGTTGAACATAAACCACTTGCTGTATTTAAGGTACCTCCACTTACTGTTGATAAAGTACCACTTGCTATATTCTCATATCCACCACTTATTGTTGAATAACGAGCACTTGCAGTATTTAATAAACCTCCACTTACTGTTGAAAAATATCCACTTGCTGTATTTATGGCACCTCCACCAATAGATGATGCATAATCACTTGAAGTATTAAAGGCACCACCAACTACTAATGAAAAGTCACAAGTTGCTTTATTTCTATATCCTCCACCAATAAATGATAATCTTCCTGCTTCACAAAATGCTGTAGGTGGTGTTGTGTAAGTTCCTGTATTAAAATCAAATGTTCCACCAAGTGTATTATTACCTATACCTCCACCTATTGTTGAACCATAATTAACAAGACATGTAGTATTACAAAGTTTATTATAGTAACCTCCACTTATAGTATTAAATTTTCCATAATAACTAGAAAGAGTATTAAATCTACCGCCACCTATAAAAACATTATTTTCTCCATAACCTGAAATAGTGTTACAACTACCACCAACAATGGCTGACGCAGAATTTTCATAAGAACTCATAGAATTGTTATTACCACCACCTATAAATGAATCAGAACTTTTACCTGTTGCACATAAACAATTAGAGGTACCGCCAGTAATTACTGAATTTTCTTGAATATTTTTATTATTTATACCTCCACTTACTGTTGAGTAGTAACCACTTGCTGTATTTTGATATCCTCCACCTACTGTTGAACTATTACCACTTGCATTATTTTGATATCCTCCACTAACTGTTGAAGCATCACAACTTGCAGTATTATTAGTACCCCCACCTATTGTAGAAGAACGTCCACTTGCATTATTATTATTACCTCCACTTACTGTTGAACTCTTATTTGATGCTATGTTACCAGATCCTCCACTTACTGTTGTGTAATCACCACTTGCTGTATTAGTACACCCTCCACTTATTGTAGAATAATCACCACTTGTAGTATTTCTAACTCCACCACCAATTGTTTGTCCATTATAATATGATGAAAGTGTACTATTACAAGTTCCTCCAGCAATTGTATTACCGTAACTTTCATAACAAGCACTATAAGAAGAAATTGTATTACAAGAACCGCCTCCTATTGTTGAACCATATATTGGACAATTATAGTATGATGAAAATGTACCAATAGAATTATTTTGACCTCCACTTACTGTTGAGTACTTACTAGAAGAAGTATTACCTATACCTCCACCAATGAATGAATAATTACAACTTGCTGTATTAGATCTACCACCACCTATTGTTGAAATAGCACCACTTGCTGTATTAGTAAATCCACCACCTACTGTTGAATAAATAGCACTTGTAGTGTTATTATAACCTCCACTTACTGTTGAAAAATTACAACTTACTGTATTTCTAAAACCACCACTTACTGTTGAATAATCAGCACTTGCTGTGTTACTAGATCCACCGGCAATAACTGCTCCACAACCAGTTGCTGAATTTGAAGATCCAGATAAAGCTGCAGAACAAGCTCCACTAGCTATATTACTAACACCACATCTATTTGTAGAACATGTTCCTGTACCTAAAACAATAATTTCAGGTACGGGTATAGCTGTATTCTGATTAAGTGTATTTGCAACAACTGAATAATGTTGAGATCCTTCTGTTCTAAAGTTTACAGTTTGAGATACACCTGATGTATTTTGCATGTCAATCTTAACTACTATTCTATCTGTAACAAAAAGTGAAGTTGAAGATAATACTGCATCAGATATATACTGAGTAGTTGTAGTACTCATATTAGTTACAATAACAGGATCAGGTGTTAAGATTAATGTTTCTATACCACCTAAATCTCTTTTGTATAGAAAAGGTCTAATGATCCAATTCTGACCTGCTGTAGTTGCATTAAGGTGTAAATAAAATTGCCAAAATCCTCCCGGAATAAGTGTTGTACCGGGAACTCCAGATGGAGTTTGATAAGCTGCAATAGTAGCAGTACTACCACCAGCAACTGTAGCCGGAACAATTTGTTCTATAGCAGTAGTTATTACAGCTGAAAATTCTTTATACGGTGCTTGTGCAACTGTTTCATTAAGATAAAAAATAGTAGAACCATAAGAACCTGGTACAGTTACTGTAACATTATCACCACTTGTAGTAGCATTTATTCCGCTTCCTTCAAAGTTAATACTATTTACATTAGGTGTAAGTGTTACACACTCATTCTGAATAGCAATTCTTTTTGATAAATTAATTTGTGTGCTCATAGTTATGAAATATATGTTATCAACAAACTTGTTCCTGTACCATTATAAGCAATAGCATCTAGTGTATTATTAAGTGTTCCAGCATCAAACATAATAGTTTCTCCTGCTCCAATAGTAATACCTTTTACTGTAGCATTGGCTGCACCAACATTTGCAAAGGCAGCACTATACTTTCCTACTGTAATAGATCCTGCTGCTGATGTTCTTATAATATTAGTTGTTCTTGTTTGAGGTGCAAGATATGATCCTCCACCAGATAAAGCAGATAAGATAGCATCTAATCCAACTAACATTTTATATTGCCAAGGAAAGTTATTTCCTTTTTGACCATCTGTTTTTAAATTTCCTACTGACATAATTATTTGTTTTTATTATTTAAGTTAAAGCAATATAGGTACCATTGACATATGCTTTACTAATTGTAGTTAGTGTAACAGGAGTGCCTTGTATCCATAGTCCTTCTCTAATTGGTGAATTAGCTCCCCCAGATTGTTTTAAGTAATGTAAATCTAACACAGTTGTTATACCTGATGTATCAGCATTAAGTATTGTATGACCAGTTCCTACATCTGGACTAATATTAGGATCAGCCCAAATCCAACCACTAAAGTGATTATATGCAAATGCAGGAGCAAATGGTAATTCTACTTTATATTGACCAGTACCAAAATTAGTTACTGTTGTAAAATCAATCTCTATTACAAAACTTACTAGTAATCCTGATTTAATATAATAAGAATTATATGTAGGGTAAGTTGCCCCACTACCTGTAAAGGTCATACCAGTAGCTTGAAATATTGGAGAGTATCTAACATAAGTTTCTAGTCCTGAAGTTCCGCTTACACCCTGAATACCTTGTATTCCTTGAGCTCCTTGTAAACCTTGGATACCCTGAATACCTTGTATTCCTTGTGGACCTTGATCACCTTGTGGTCCTTTAATATCTCCAGCATCAAACCAAACTGTTCCATTCCATGTCATTAAACTACCATCTGATAATAAAATCCATGCATCTCCAATATTAGCACCTGGAAGACTTCCTGCACCCGCATTAAATGCAGCAAGATCAACATATGATCCAAGTAAAGTTACAGAGTTTCCCGCAGTTCCTTGAGCACCAGTATTTCCTTGTATTCCTTGATTACCCTGAATACCTTGAGGTCCTTGTACTCCTTGAGGCCCTTGTGGTCCTATTTGACCAGGTCCTAATTGAGTAATAAAATCAGCAACAGATATTGCACCAGCAAGATATTCATCATCTCTTCTGGCATCTTTTAAACCTACAGGCAAAAGAGTTTTAGCAGGATCAACTGATGTCACCTGTCTTTTACCTTTTATCCAAGAAATAAAATTTAGTATATCCATTACTAGTTATTATCTTTAATCAAGTATAAGATAAGAAATCTTTAATGTATTATTAAATGCTGTTGCTGCTGAAACATTATAAATACGAATAGCAAAACTTCCATTAGCAAGAGCTTCTGTAATTAATACAGGAATTCCAGCTCCTGGATGATCCACTGTAAGTAAAATTTTAGATGCTGTAGTTACTTTAGAATTATTTACTGTAAATGCTGCATTAGAACCCCCTGCTAAAGTACTTGATACTGTAGTAATTGTTCCGTTATGTGCATTAACTGTAACAGCAGTACTTATTGCTGTTGTTTGAGTTACATTAGCTGTATCATATACTGCTTGTAAAGGTGCCGTATTAATTGCTAATGATAAATAACCATCATCTCTACTTGGATC